GCCGCAATTGTCAGACCTGCGGGAGAGCGGCGACATCGAAGCCGACGCCGACGTTGTCTTATTGCTGTTTCGGGAAGCGTATTATCTAGAAAACGATCCACACGTCTTGACCGACGCCGAGCTTGGCCAGCGGTTCGAGGAAAGCCGGAATAGCCTCGAAATCATCGTCGCTAAAAACCGCATGGGGCCGGTCGGGCCCGTCAAGGTTTTCTACCACCCCGGCTGCAGCGCCATCCGAAATGTTGCGAGGTAACAGATGACCTATAATGCTTCCAAAGTCGTGCCATTCTGTAGGGCCAGTAGAGCTGATGCGGCCTCGGATGATTTCACACGTCGTAAGTTCGAATGGCTCGATCGAGTCAGTGTCGATCGGTCTGTCGGCTCCTTCGCGTTCCGCGTCGCATACCTGCTGTCGGGCTATTTCAACCGGACTACTGGCGCTGCCTTTCCTTCGCAGACGACCTTGGCGGTTCGCTTGGGGGCCACGGTGCGTGGTGTCCAGAAGGCTCTCCGCGAACTCGTCGAAGCCGGACATCTCGTGGTTGAGGAAGCGGCCGGTCGCGGTCGCACCAACCAGTATCGCCCAGCCCTTCAAAACACGAACCACGGTTCGTCATTTGCGGACAAAAACACGAACCACGGTTCGTCATTTACGGGCGGAAATAACGAACCACCGTTCCGAAAAACACGAACCGTGGTTCGTACAGAACCCTCTGAAGAACACTTAAGAGAAGAATCACGATCATCTGATCTTCACAAGGCGCGGGCCAAGACAACCGCAAAGCTCGGCAGCCAGAACTTGGAAGCCCAGTTTTTCGAGTGGTGGTCGCATTACCCGCGCAAGGTAGGGAGGAGGCGCGCCCAGGAGATCTATACGTACCTTGTGAGTAGGGGCGAAGTGACGCCTGAGCAACTGCAGGCCGGCGCGATCCGCTATAGCGCTGCATGTGACGGCCGGGACCAAAAGTACATTAAGCACCCCGACATGGCTCAATGAAGGGTGCTGGGAAGATGGGGCGACCGAAACAACGGCTCCTGACACCAAGGGGATCAACTGGGCTGATCATTTGGTCCGCTTTCGTGAAACCGAGTCTTGGTTGCCCGCCCTTGGGCCGAGGCCCGACGCAGCCGGATGTAGGGCTCCGCCCGACCTGTTGCGCCAAATGGGTTTCTGAGTTTTGAGTCATGCCTATATTACCTGAGTCACACGGTGATGATTATCGAAGCGCCAATGTGTGGGTTCCTTTGGAGAGGATATGCGACGACGCAAACGCGCGAGGTCACCGGCAGGCGGCGATAGCAAGCCGCGATATGAGGTGGCGATCGATTCGGCCGCCGGTCAGGCATGGATGCTGTTCGATCGCATTGTTGGATCGGAACGGTTGCGGCTGGGGAGAGGGCGGATATCCGTGGCGATGCCGGAGCCGCCGAAGGTCATTGCGGATGGGTGCATGCTGATTTCGCGATGGATCGAGGTTCCAGAGGGCTCGCGGCAGTTCGCGGCCTGGGTGAGGCGACTGCGCGAGTATCCTCGTGTCGTAATCGGCCTGCGGACATTCAGGCTCGACGGCAAGCTCGTGCGAGGCCTGCGGGTGCCATCCGAATGGCCTCCCGCCAAGCTGATTGCTGGCACGTTATGCACCGACGAAGATGCTGCAGAACTGGCGAGGGCTTGACCGTGGACCTTCAGCGAAATGATCAACTCGTGGCGGCGTTCGATCCGTCACAGCCGCTTGCCGATCGTAAGCGTGAGCGCTTCTGTCAGGAGTTGGCGGCGGGGACGCCGCTCTACAGAAGTTATGAGCTTGCGGGTTTTCGGCGACCCAGAGGAAACGCCTACCGGCTTGAACGTGAGGAGAAAGTGCGGGCGCGGCTCGGCCATCTGCGCACTGAGGTCGAAAAGTACGAGCCCGTGTTCCTGGCGTTTCGGCGCACGATGATGAGGCACCAGCTTGAGGCCATCATCGATTGCGATCGGCTTGGTTATTTCGAGGAATACGTTTCCGATGGCAAACGACGCCTTCGTCTGAAGGGCATCGACCAACTTACGGCTGAGCAGCGGGCCGTGATCGATGCGATCGAGGTGACGGACAACGGCGTCAAAGTTAGTCTGCCGTCGCGGCTTCAAGCACTGGCGGCTCTCGCCCGTATCGATGGGCTTGATGGCTCGGTGAACGAGGCTGTCGCTGTTCAGGTCAATCGGATCGAGCGGGTGATCGTGGCGGCGCAAGTGGCCGGCGAGGCCTCGGCTGTCGAGCGTGAGTATCCTGGGCTTCATCCACGAATTGCCGCGCTTCTACGACCGAAAGGAGACGGAAATGTCTGAGCAAGTCGATGACGAAATCCTCGCGGCGTTCGAAAAATTGGCCGAGGATCGAGGTGAGCTTGCCGCCAAATTTGTCACCTGCGTAAGGCGGCAGGGTGGTGTGGCCGCATTCCAACGAGTTTTCTTGGGGCGGATTGAAAGCGTCTTGTCGTCGGGGCCGCCGCCGTCATCACAGCCGCCATCATCACGGCCGTCCGAGCCGCCGCCGGATGTGGGCCGGGCTGTACCGCCGGGTTGTGTGCCGACCGTAGACACTGATCCCCCCGCGGGCGGCGGTCGATCCTGCGCAGCCCATTTCGGCCGCCGGCCGCCTGGACTTGAACCTGATTACAGCGGTTGGGCCGCGTAGATGGGAACGCTCCGCATTGAGACAGCCGAGGTGTTCCGGCCGCTGCTGGAGCCTGCTCGATACAAAGGGGCCTGGGGCGGCCGCGGCTCGGGCAAATCGAGCTTCTTTGCCGAGGCGGTGGTCGAGCGCTGCTTAATGCAGCCGGGCACGTCGATCGTCTGCATCCGCGAGGTGCAGCGTGTGCTTGGCCAGTCCAGCAAGCGGCTGATCGAGGCCAAGATCGAAGCGCTCGGCGTCGGCCGCTGCTTCGAGGTGCTGCACGACAAGATCAAGACGCCGGGCGGCGGCATCATCGTTTTCAACGGGATGCAAGATCACACCGCGGAGTCGATCAAGTCGCTGGAGGGGTTCGAGGTGGCGTTCGTCGATGAGGCGCAGGCGTTGAGCGCCCGCAGCCTTGCCCTGCTGCGGCCGACCATCCGCAAGCCCGGCAGCGAAATCTGGGCGGCCTGGAATCCACGGCGGAAATCGGATGCGATCGATGATCTGCTACGGCAAAAACGGCTCGATGATGCCGTCGTGGTCAAGGCCAATTGGCGCGACAATCCATGGTTCCCCGAAGTCCTTGACCGCGAGCGCAAGCTTGATCTCGATCTTTATCCAGAACGCTACGATCATATTTGGGAAGGGGGTTATGCGACGGCGTTTGCGGGTGCCTATTTCACGAAGGGGTTGACCGAGGCGCGCGAGCAGGGGCGGATCGGGCGCGTCGGCGCCGATCCCATGATCACGACGCGCGCCTTCTTCAACCTCGGCGGTGCCGGTGCCAAGGCGGATGCCATGGCGATCTGGATTTGCCAATTCGTCGGCCGGGAAATTCGGGTCTTGGATTACATGGAAGGGGTCGGGCAAGTGCTCGGCTATTACGTTCAAGAGTTGCGAAGGCGAGGCTATGCCAAAGCTCTATGCACCTTGCCGCATGACGGCGCGAACGTTAGTTCGATTACGGGCAAGCGCTATGCGGACCATCTGAGCGATGCCGGATTCGATGTCGAAACGATTAGCAATCAAGGCCCTGGCGCCGCCATGATGCGGATTGAGGCGGCGCGCCGCATCCTGCCGCGATGCTGGTTCAACGAGACGACGACCGAGGCCGGGCGTGATGCGCTCGGCTATTACCACGAGCGCAAGGATGAAGGGCGGAATGTCGGCCTCGGCCCGGAGCACGATTGGTCGTCTCACGCCGCGGATGCATTCGGCCTGATGGCACTGGGCTACGAGGAGCCCTCGGCGCGCCGGCCCGAGAACTCCAATCGAGATGACCGCGGGTCGGCTTGGTGCGCGTGATCTGCGGCTCGGCGGCCCGCACTGGCCGCTTCAGAACTGGAAAGCAACATGTCGAACACCGTATCAGAAGACTTGCACGTAACCGTGACCGGGACGTTTTGGTTCGATCCTTCGCGTGGCCGATTCGAAGTGGAGCACGCAGGCAGGCGGAAGTCTGATGGCCGGATGGGCTACGATATCGTGTCCGCGCGGTGCATAGCGCGCATAATCCTGCGCGAAATGGTGACGGATGACCTCGCCATGCCCGCGCCGGCCTTGCCGCAGCGCGGGCGCGCGGGGAGGGTAGAACTGTTACAATTCTGACTAGTTTTGAAACAGTACGCCTCGCACAACGGCGAATTGCCTAACAAAATCATGCAGGACAGTACCCTGCGCCAACATGAGTAAATGTAACAGTTCGACCGCGCCACCCCTGCCGAAGTGCCGAGCGCTGGGTGAATCAATGTGCCGGCATGCATAAGACCGTCTGCACATTGAACCAATGATCACCGTCTCCGGTCCCGATGGGATCACCGTCGATTTTCCCGATTCGATGGACACCGCCACGATCGCGCACATTATGGCGAGCCATTTCGGCGGCCCGGCGGCGGCGCCGGCCTCGCCGATCGGCATGTGCGATCTCGCCCGGGCGGCTTGGCGTGGCGTGCCGGTCCTCGGCGCCTGGGAGCCAAATGCAGCCGCGGGGATCAGGTCCGCTATCGGCAGCGGCACCTATGCGGCAGGTCTACCTCAGACTGTATGTCCTTTCCCTGAAGAGGCGACTCACCCTCGATGTTACGGCGAGGGTTACCCGGATTGGCCGGGCAGAGCCTCAAACAAGGAGGGCGAGTCGTGGGCCATCG